AGTTACATAGCTATTCTGACCTTTGACCAAAGCCATAACGGTTACTCCTTAGGCGTGGAAAACCGGGAGAATACCGAGAGAGAGCGCCGAGGAGGTCTTGCGAGTCCAAGTGCCACGAACGTTGGCAATTGTACCAATAGCAGAAACAGCCTTTGGCGTAGTGGACTCCACGACATACTGATAGGAATCGTCGCTGGCGAAAGCAGTCTCGAGACCATTCCAGCTGTAACCAGCAGGAGTAAAGATATATCCCCAACGATACCAAATTTCAGTGGTACCGCCACCCTTGTAAGCACTGGCAGTGCGACCAATTTCTACAGGCATAGGAACAGAAAGATTGGCCATCCCCAGAGCACCAGGAAGAACGATAAAGGAAGTCTTAGCACCAGTGATATCCACCCCAGCACCGGTGTTGATGGTGACGAGATCAGCAGCAGAAATAGATTGAGCGGCCCGAGTCTGAATGAGACGGAACTTACCATTGAAGATGGTACTCAGAGACACATTACCGTCCTGCACCCTGTCTTGATCCACAAGATTCGCAGAACGCAAGGAAGCATAAACTTCCGGAGAAGTGATCAGATAAGCGTAGTCGGGCTCGTAATCTTTGAAGCCCATACCAAAAGCGCGAAGGAATCCTTCAGCACGGGCAGCACCCTGCGAAGTAGCAGTGGTGTCAACCACCGCTTTAGCACTACCCAAATCCACATAAAAACCATATTTATCATCAGTAGGATCGTTGCTGAAGGTCTGACCGCCAAGACCGGTCTCGCCGGAACCAGTGGCCGCACCATTCAAAGCCTCAGAGAGAGCAACGCCACGAAGAATAGAGAGAATGGCATTATGCTCGTCCTGGCCACGAACTTCGCCAAAGTCACGACCGATCTTCGCGAGACCGTCAACTTGAGTGACGACTTCACGCATATTGACCTTTTCGCCACCATAAGTGCGAACGGTCTTGACATACTTCAAGTAATCGGCATCATACTGCGAAGTCGTACCAGCAGTCGAATCGGACAACGAAGCAACGTTGATGGCCATAGAGATGGGCTTACGCCACCTAGTTTGGCCGATAAAGGTTTCAGTGGAGGGATCGATATTGGCCATTCCACCAACAATTGCCGTACCGGAAAGCTTCTTAGCATTCGTGTAGGCTTCGTCAGTGTAAGCACCGATAGCTTCCTGGAGGATATCGTTGCGGTTGGCGTCAGCGCTGGAAGTTCCAAAATTGAGAATCGACATCGTTCATTTACCTACGAGGGAGTTTACCCTCTAACGCGAGTTTTAACACGTCTTCCTGCGACATATCAAAAATTGATTTGGTTGTCGTGGGAGGTGACGTACCTTTGGTTTGTGTAACACCAGGTCCCGTAGAGACCTTTTGTTCCAACAAGAAATTGTTTTGCTCCGAAAAAATCTTTACATAATCCTCAATGGAGCCACCAGATTGATGGACCCACACCCCGTCCTCATTTTGTACCAATTCCGATACGATAGTTCTGTAGGCCATTCGAGCAGCAGATTCATTCTTAAAAGGCAATGAACTCAATGCATTCTTGACTTCAATGTCCCTTGTGAGTTCGATATTACGCGCCTGCAATGCTTCGATTTTAGCGCGTTCTTGGGCGAGTTGAAGTTCAAAGGCTTCTTTGAATTTTCCTTCTTCATTAAGTCTTTGTAACTCAGCTTCGCGTTCTTTTTGCTCAAAAATGGCCAACTTCTTGAGCGCATCGTCTCGACTGGAGTAAGCGTTGTCAAGCTTTCCTTTGATATCCTTTAGCTTGGCAGCTACGGCATCTTGGATACGTTTTTCCAGATCTTCAGTGGGAGGCTCCACAACGGGAGGCGTTACGACGGGAGGCGGTGTTTCAACAACAGGAGGATCGATTTCTTCGGACATTTGTTAACTCTTGGCACTGCCAAAAATGGATGAGATACAATCTCGGGAGGGGGAGGGTGTCTGCCAACAGGCATGGATTAACCAATTCCGTAAAAAGAAAAATCTTGAAAGAAATCTTCTGGAATTTCTCGTAAGATATCTTCTCTCATCAAAATATCGGTTTCTTTCAAGACTTTTCCATCAATCACGGAGCGTCCCGGAACGGGGATTAGACCCGTATCAATGGCCTCGTCTAAATATTTGTCGTAAAGTTCTTTTGGGAAGCCTCGTGCTTTCATTTCATCGAGAGTCAGCTTTATAACATTTCTCTTTAGGGCATCTGCATAAATACCCCTAAGTGCTCTTTTGGCTTTGAGCATATGACCCGCGTTACTGAGAAATGCGTCATGTACAGTACCTGTACCGATATTCTCTTTCTTACCCCACAAATGAAAGTTGTT